CTGTACCTTGCTAAACAGTCGATACCAAAATCATTTCAACACTCACAAACGCACATCAAATATCACACATCTAATTCGTAATTGCGTGAGCAAGAGAGAGTCTTTTTCTCTCCCATCCAACAAGGAGAAGCAATGTTCAAAGCTAAATTTTTCACAAGCATCAATCTGCTTACAGCTACTATATTATTTTTTACTGTTGTTCTTACCTATTCGTTTCCATATCATGTGACTCAGGATATCAATACTGATGTTCAAGTACACATGAGTAAAGAAATGGAGTGTTTAGCTAAGAACATTTACTATGAAGCAGCATCCGAATCTTTTGAAGGAAAGCTTGCAGTAGCACAGGTAACAATCAATAGAACCAACTCAGGTAAGTATCCATCAGATATCTGTGGTGTGGTATATCAAAAAGCCAATTCAAATGGCAAAACGGTATGTCAATTTAGTTGGACTTGCATGAATGTTTCTGTGGCAAAGAATGAATATCGATGGGATGAATCCAAATATATTGCAATGAAAGCATTGACACAACCCATCGCTCATGCTAGAATAGCTAAGACACAAGCATTATTCTATCATGCAAAATATGTTCAACCTGGTTGGAATAAAAAGCATGTAGTAATGCAAATTGGCAATCACATTTTCTATACAAGAACATGATTCATAGGAACACTCAAACACTATGGCAACAAAAGAAGAAATAAAAGATTTTAGTTTGATGATTGAAGCACTATCAGGTCAGCTAAGTTCTGATTATATTGATGCTATTCTGCACCATTGTTCGCAGACAGGTCTAGAAGTAGAAGTTGCTTCTACTCTGATTTCATCTAATCTCAAATCAAAGATTCGTGAGCAAGCAGAGAACAATAATCAACTAAAGAAGACTTGCAGACTACCACTATGAATGAGAACGGAGGACTAGCCGTTTACATGTTGTATCAATCGTTGAGGTTACATTTCATCAGTAACAGCTATGATTACTTCAAGTACAATGGTAAGACCAATACTTCCAAAGAATCTTTTCTTACCAACAAAAACAAATACTCATTCTATAAGCTATCTAGAAAATATTCTTTAGAAGAATGCAGAAGCTTTTTTGTTGCAAACTTTTTAGTGAGTGATTCAAAGTGGGTAGGTGAATTACTTACCGAAGAAGCAGAAGAAATATATCGTACATGGCAAAAACGCAATCAGTCTTTATCGTATCTGTTTGAGAATCAAGTATCTTATTTGTTGGACAATTACAATCCTGAAGAACTCATTAAACCAAGACAAGGTACATTCCCAATATTGCTTTCTGAGTTGGCTTCAGGTAAGATATGCATAGAAACTATGATTATACTTAATGACATTATGAACTTTGTACCAATGTGGAAGAAGAAAATTGATGATGACATTATCTGGCCTACTTGGCAAAAGAAGATAGAAAAGTATGCACCATTTATTGTCTATGATAAGCCAAAGTTTAAAACCAAATTAAAAGAATTGTATGCTAATTTGGCATACACTACCTAGCAGTAAAAGAAGTACTTGCAATTGAAGCATAAATAGTTTAATATTATGAATACTGTGGACAAGTCGATTATATTCCGTTTATACGCCGTTTAATAAGGAGATTACTATGGCAGATTTTTCTAAATTGAAAAAGAGTTCGTCTAACCTAGACAAACTTTCTCAAGCGATTGAATCACTCAATCAAAAATCAGAATCAAATTCATCCGAAGACAATTACTGGAAACCAGAACTAGATAAGTCTGGCAACGGTTATGCCGTCATTCGTTTTCTTCCTGAACCACCTGCTGATGGTGATGAAGGTCTACCTTGGGTCAAAGTCTTCCGTCATGGATTTCAAGGTCCTGGTGGTTGGCTAATTGATGATTGCCGTACTACAAATAATGAAAAGTGTCCTGTTTGTGAACATAACACTCAATTGTGGAACTCAGGCATCGAAGCGAACAAGAAAATCGTTCGTGACCAGAAGCGTAAGTTGTCTTATATTTCTAATATCTATGTTGTCGAAGACCCTAAGCGTCCAGAGAACAATGGTAAAGTCTTTTTGTTCAAGTATGGTAAGATCATCTTTGATAAAATCAATGGTGCTATGAATCCAGAATTTGAAGATGAAAAGCCTATGAATCCATTTGATATGTGGAAAGGTGCAAACTTCAAGTTGAAGATTCGTAAAGTCGATGGTTATCAAAACTATGACAAGTGTGAATTTGATACTGCATCAACATTGCTTGATGATGACGATGCACTTGAGAAAGTATGGAAGTCTGAATATTCTCTCAAAGAGATTATTGATCCGAGCAAGTTCAAGTCGTATGAACAAGTGAAGGCTCGTTTAGACAAAGTACTTGGTCTTGATGGTGGTAATTCTCGTCCACAGACAACTGTTGAGGATGCAGAACCAGTCTTTAAGAAACCAGCACCTGCACCAGTAGCAAAAGCACCTAGTGTCGATGAGGATGATTTAGATGAGGATTTAAACTATTTTGCCAAGCTTGCAGCAGAAGATTAAAACAGTTTAAACTATTCTGTTTTGCCCCGCCAAGTGCGGGGTTTTTACATTACAGAGGCTCTTTTCTGTATACTTTCTAGAAAGTCACCTATTGCATCGTCACGAACAGGTGCGGCACCAGTTATAGTTCCAGTATCACCTCTACCGGAAGAAACAGGTACCGTATTGGTCTTATTAACGACCATTGTGTTACCATCAGGTAGTGCTAATGGCATAGAGTTATTCTGCAAACTTACATTTTTTTCAATTGCAGAAACAACAGGAGGTGGTGTAGTTTTTGCAGGAGCAGGAGTTGCTTTCGAAGCTGGAATAGGAGTTATTTTTGGTGTTTCTGCAGGAGCTGCTGTGGGAGACACGGTAGGAGTTGCGGCAGAAGATGCAGGAGATGCAGAAGATTTTGGCATAGGCTTGACAGATGGCTTACTTGGTGCCATCTGTTTTGGTTTTTTTGCTATCTCTACATCAGCTTCTTTTCCCATTTGAATAACAAGTTCTTTAGGCGCTTCTTCTCCAGATTTTTTTTCGTAAGTGACCCCACCAAATATTCCTGTGTTTCGAACAGGATATCCTTTGGCTGTCATTTTTTGCCAAACAAGCGTCTGCTTTTCTTTTATTGCAGCATCACGCTTTTCTGCTGCAATTTCAGCTTCAGGCGAAAGAGCAGTTCCTCCAAATTCATTATAAGTTCCATCTTCAGTACCTGGTGCAGGAGGAGCAGCCAGTAATTCTTTTTGAGCCGCTACGGCTTTGTCACCACCTTTTTCCTGAAGTCTATTTTTTTCAAATTCACTAATAGCTTTTGCCGCTTCGGCAGCCAAATATGCGGTTAATGTTATTCCTCCGGCTAAACCTAAAAGTCCAAGTCCAAGAGGAGATAGTAAGAAGGCGCCTAACGCTGATATTATTTTTAAAAATGCACTACCAAAAGCTACTGTGATAGCTTTGGCTACTTCAATAAAAGGCTTTAGAGTTTGCATCAATTGACCAAACATGTCTTGAATTTTACCAAATATTCCTTTATCATCAGAAACTTTTGTTGCAGTTTCTTGTGTAACTGTACCACCACCCGCTGTTCCTATTGCTTTTAATAGTTCTTTGTGTCTTCTCTCATCTTCAAGGTCTAGTTCTTCTTTAAAATTATTTTCTATATCTTTTCTTCTAATTTTATCATCACTATTCTTCTTCATTAGATTGTATATTTTTGCAAATACATTTCCAATAGAATCATTTTGACGTACTGGTGTGATAGAACCAGCACTTACTCTAGAATAAAAAGGATCATAGTTTGAAGCTGCTCTTTTACCTTTCTTTCCTTTGTTAGCAAAGTATTGCATATCATCACCGCTTCGACCCATCATTTTACCAAGAACCGCAGTACCCAATCTACTTCTGCCTACCATCATACTGGCAATATTAAGAGGATCAAAAGCTTCTCTGAAATCAAATGCTGCTTTTATTCTTGTGCCTTTTGCTCTTACTTTTTGAGATATGGATCTACCTACTGATTCAAAAACACCATCGCCTTCTTGAATGTTTCTCGCTATCAAATCACTCAACTTTGAAGAACCAATTCTTCTAGCTTGATTATATTTTTGTTCTCTTTGAATGTACTTTCTTGATTTATCGATAGCCATTATTTTCTTGCTCCGTTGACAAGATTAGATGAATCATTTTTAGGTTTAACCATAGTTTGAGGTTGTGGACTAGAATCTACGACTACAGTATTTACATTATTGATTATAGTTGATTGTCCTTGCTGCGACTGTTGTTTCATATCTTTATTTTCTTGAGATGTTCTGTTCAAATCTTGTCCAGTCGAAGTAGTATTTGGTGCGGGTGATGTTTGACTAGTAGGTGAAGAAGTTGCTTTTTCTTTCATTTGCTTTAGTCTTTCAGCATCTAAAGCTTTACCAACTTCTTCTGGAGGATTTAAAGCAAGGCCACTTTTAGTATTTTGCGAATAATAAGATTGTCCTTTTTTTATATCTTTTCCTTTGTATTTTGTGTCATATGGTACACCAATAGAGGCAAACTCTTGGGCTAGTTCCATAATAGCATCCTCTCTGCTTACTTTTGGATCACCATCAATATATTGTTTTACTTTTTTTCTTTTTTGTCCTATGAGTCCAGCCATAAAAAGATAATCTTGTGTTTCGTTAGTTAAATAAGTTGTTTTTGGATCCAGTTTTAACTTCTTAACTATTTCTTCCATAGTAGATGGAATAATTTGATATCTTCCTGCAGCAAATATTTTATTAGGATCTCCAGATTTTAATTTACCTCTACGCAAATATTCTTCTATGGTCATTTTAGAAAAATCTACAACAGATTCTTGGTTCTGATCAAAATCCGCACCTAAAGTTACTTGTTTACCTTTTTCATTAGTAATTGTTCCTTTATTATATGCATTATATTCTGAATTGTTTTTCCATTTTGTTTTTTTGCCTTTTGATGGAGAAGAAACTTTACTTTCAGAAGCAACAATATTTTCTGCTAATGGACCAGCTGCAAATGAAGATGCAGAAGCAATTGCTGCACCAGTACCAACAGCAACCTTTGCGGCCGTCGAAACTGCTGGTTTAGGTGCAGCGGGAGCCGCCGATGGAGTAGGTTTAGGTGCAGCTTGTGCAGTAGATTTAGGTGCAGCTTTGGGAGCAGTTGGTTTCTCTGTCTTTTTTTGTTTAACTGGCCTTTTAGTAGGCTGCTTTAAAGTCTTTAAAGGCT